AAATATGCTGAAGTTCTTTTGTCGTCAGAAAGGCGAGCGTCCACGTCAATTGCTCTAACAACAAAGTTGGCTTTTGGGTCTGGGATGTGATCGCTTTTACCTCTGCGTTGATGATTATAGTCAGCAACCCATCCATCACTTTTACGCTGGCGATCTGGGTATGAATCATCTATTTGTTCACGTAGTTGAGCCGCAGCCTTTGACAACCAAGGTTTCATTTATGAACTATTCCCTAAGATTGTGCTAACTCAGTAAAAGTTTTGCTTCATCTGCGGTTATGCCTAAGCGGTCTAATAGGGCTGCTTTGGCTGTTGCTTTTGCTTCGGCTTCGGCTTTATCAGCCTCTAGTTTTGCAGTAGCAGATGCTTGCGCTGCCAACAATTCATCTAATGCTTCGCCTTCAAGTTTGACAATTTCTCCATCAATTAAAGCAGTTAAATTATTTGCCATATCCGTAGTAACTCACCTTTCCAGTAATTGTTCCTGTGTTTGGAAATAACATAATGCCGTCGCAATCTGTTGTAAGATCACTAACATTCATATAGCGTTCATTAATAACTGTGCTAGCAGTGCAAAGTGCTTCTGAAATAACACCTTTACGCTGTAATAAAAATGGTGATGCTATATCCATAATTATGAAATTTCTATCAGTACCACAACTGTTAGCAACAGTTACCTCACTTTGACTTGTTGAACGAGCAGCATTAACAGTCGTACCAGTGCTACCTAAAGTTTGGCGAGAATAACCTGAAGTAAAATTAGTGCCAGATTGTCTAAAGAAAAAATTAAATGATGAAGTTGCGCTAGCAGTAAATTCAATTACAATTCGGTAATTATCATAAGTAGATGAAAAAACATTGTTTCTAATTATATTTCCAACAGCAGTAAAAGATTCAGTCAAAATCAAATTTAATCCTGAACTGCCACCAGCAGGGGCAGCCCATTTTAGCCCAGTTGCGGTTGATGAGTCAGCAGTTAAAACTGTGTCGTTTGCGCCTACTGCTAATCGTGTAAATGTATCTGCACCAGTACCAGCAATTAAATCACCTTTAGCATCTATTGCAGTTGCCATAGAGTTAGTAACTGTTACTGTTCCTGAAGTGCCGCCACCACTTATACCGACTCCGGCGGTTACACCTTCAATATCACCTGTTGCGCCGGATGATGCCCATGCCGAACCGGTGTAATACCATAAAGAATTATTGTCTTTGGTGTAAGCAAACTGACCCTCTTGAGGTGAGGTGATTGCGGCATCCCGAGCAGTTGCGTCTGCAAACACTAAAACGCCCTGCATTAAATATCCGTTAACATCGGCGGCACTTAATACGTCACCGGTGTTGAAAGTCTTAAATCCTAATCCTGCTGCCATTGTATCTCCTTAATAGTGTCTAATTATATCCTAGTATGACAAAACATCCTCACCAATTACCCCATAAGTGCTATTTCCTATGATAAACCCATCAACAATAGGTTCCATTGTGGTCAGGGTAGTTACCCATGAACTCGCTGTAATGTCATGTGCAATTCCTTGAACCTGAAGGTTTTTTGTAATCGTCGAATTGTCTGGCTGGATATTGGTAATTAGAACGTTGTCAAAATAATCAAAGTCCAGCATTGTCGCAGTTGGAACGCTAGGGTTTAATAAGTCTACGCTCATTTGATCTATACGAATTGAAGTTGTCGATCTAGTCGCAACGTAAATTCTTGCAATATCCAAGGCTTCGGCGTCGGTATCAACTATCAAATCGGCAACAGCGATAGAGTGAGGGAAATACGTGGCAATTGAATCAGAATCAATTGCTGTTTGAGCCGTACCGCCAATGCGTGTAATGGTTGCGCTGTTAACAATTAATTTGTCATCAAGGGCAAACTTCAAATCCTTGTAAGGTATACCGCCGGTTTGATTAAATGCAGTTGGGATGACTCCTGCGCTGGCAATAACCGAACTTCGGTTTTTGAATGTAATATTGCCTTCCGGTGTTATGTATAGCGCACCTTGTTCACTAAATTCTGCGTTTTGCATAGCACTTAAAGAGGTTCTCAAAGTAGCAGGGTCAGCCAATGTTAAAGTATCACCGGTGTCGATACTACGCATTTGAGTAGGGAAAGAAACTGTATCAAGTATTTTGTTAATTCTAGTTCCGGTATCTTGACCTGCGGCTTGACCAGTTACGGTTAAAACGGAAGCCATGTTAAACAATCTAAAAGCGTCACTTGCTCTAATGTCTACATAAGCAACATTTTCCGCTTGATCGTATGAATAAATATAATCAGTTGTGTAGCCGCTAAATAAATAATAAGTAACACCGCCAACAGTTGCGGAAATGCGTAATTTTCTTAATGGTTCTAATTGACCAAAATAAGGCGAATTTGTGTTTTGAGGGTTGAAATCTGCGTTAGGGTCATAAATTCTTACCGTACATGTGCCGGCTTCATAAATGTCTCGACTGATATTTCTGCCACGCCTAATGCTTATTTGGCGTGTTTGTGAGGTCAGATTAACAACTAAAGCAGGTGCCGAGGATTCGGATAAAATGTTTGTTCCAAGTATGCCGTTAACTGGGTCATCCAACGTAAAGGGTATGCCGAATGTAGCACCGGATTGAAAGTTTAATGATACGTCTAAGGTTGCTGGTAATGTCATTGAACTTGGAAAGAACCTAGGTTTCGGTTAATAGTAGTTTGCGAGCCAGATAATCCAGCCTCAATTAAACCATTACGAATATCTTGAACTAAATCACCTGTTGTTACAACGCTTCCAGCCGGTGCAATGTTAATGTTTAATTCCTTAAATGTTTCACGCATTGCAGTATCAGCAGCAAGGTAAGCCTGTAATTGTGCTTGGATATCTTGCTCGACACTTGTATCTGGTATCTTGTTGGTTCGAGCGATTTTATCCAACATTGACTGATTAAACTGATTTAGTTTTGCAGTATCAGCCTCTATCTTTGCTTTAGCGGCTGCTAAGGACGGAGTTGTCGTGGTACCTGCGCTGACTATCGGTGTCGTTGTAGCGGCACTTAATGGTTGTTGCAATAATTTATACATGTTAAGAATTTTGGCAATAAGATTGTCGACTTCGCTACCAAAGCCCTCAAATGGGTTCAAGGCTTTAGGAATCTTGCTTATTGCAATAGCAAGGTCAGTAGTTTGCAATTGAGCGATTGCCAATTGTTTTGCTAATTTTTCAGCCTCGGTTCCGTTTTCTTGAATTAATGCTAACTGCAAACTTAGTCTAAGTTTTTCTTGTTCTGTAATCTTGCCTTGAAGTGCAGCAAAAATTTCAATCTGTTCGGTGTCAAACAGTCCGCCAAATTTCTTAAGTTTTTCTTGATTTTTCTGTAATGCCGTTTCTTTTTTTATTGCCGCAGCCCTAGCCGCTGCTAGTTTTTTGGCATCCGCTTGAAGTTTCTTTTCCTCTTTTTGCAAGGCTACATAATCGAATTTCATAGCCATTGGGTCAAAAGGTTTATCAAAATTTAGTTTATATTGGAAAATAGGTGAGGAAGGGCTTAGGGTTAAGTTTTCTAATCCAGTCCTTGTAAACTTAGCCAACTCACCAAATTTAGATATAAGCCCTGAAATTTTATTAGATATTACGTCAATGCCGCTGCCGTACTTTTCAGGGTTCCCAAAAGCATCATCAAGTGCGCCTACTAACGCACCACCAATCATCTCTTTAGCATCCTCAGTTTTAGCCTTAAGAATGTCCATTTTTCCTGCAAAAGATTCAGCGGCTAATGATGCCTGACCATCAAATCTATTGGCTAAAAACTTGGTAATTTCATCCAAGTCCATTGTCTTTGCTTCAGTAGCAGTTAAACCTACGCCTAAACGTAATAAGGCTGTCTTTTGTCCTAAGGCTGCTTTGCTTAGTGCGGCGGTTACTGACGCTAAATCTGCACCTGTTCCAGCGGAAGTATCTAAAGCAACTGACAGTAATGTCTGCGCTTTTTTAGCATCTAAAGTTGCGTTAACTAATTGGGTAAAAGCCGGTCTCAACTCGTCATCTAAAACACCGGTTGTGTTTTGTAAATTCTGGATAAATCCAGCGGTGCTAATTACTGCATAGGATTGACCTAGGTTTTGTAATGTTTTTGATAATGCGTTTGCAGCCTTTTGGTCGTTTGCAAAAGCCCTAACTGCATTTTTACTAAATCTAAAAGTTTGATATGCACCAAAAGCGACACCTAAAGCCTTGGCTGATTTTGTTAATGCCCCTAATGATTTGCTGGCTGCTTTTGCGCCTTTGTCTTTGTAGGTGCTAACAATTGGGATTTCAATACCGGTACTCATGCTGCTAACCCGATTCTCCTCTTGGTGCTGCTATTAAATTTGGCAATTGCCGTATTTATTGCCTTGAATGTTGCGTTGGTAACTTGACCTTGGTCTTTAGCAAAAGCAGCGTATAACAATCTACCTTTATCAACCCTACGGCTGCCAATACTTTTAAAACCGCCGTAGGTGCCTTGTATAGCCCTATTGAAATGTGCGCCGGCGTTAGGGTTATTGCTTTGACTGTCTCGATCTCCGTTAAAGTTTTTTCGTCCAGCAGTCTCAATAATTGCACCGACTCTAGATCGGTTTAATAATCTATAAACACTAACAAAGCCAGCACTATTACGTCTAGATCGTCCAAGGCTATAAGTTAAACCTTTTTTTATTAATGCTTCGTTATATCTTGGAAATCCTAATTTTCTGCCGGTTCTTGAAACAACTGGCTTGCCTCGATCTTGCCAATTTTCTAATTCATAAACATTTGGTTGAACCATACCTCGAGCATCATCCACAATTTTTCTCATTGCAGAACGAATCTCTTTATTCATTTCCTTATAGAGATCAGGCGCAAACTGCTTTAAGGCTCTTTGTGCCTCAACGATACCTTTTACCTCTACTGGCATTTTCCATCCTTTTTGAATCCTCTTTTAACACGTTCATTGTTGCTAAAAGTAATGATCTATCCATTTTCAAATATTCTGAATGAGGTATGCCAGTTCTGACCGCCAACAAAGCGATTAGATAAGTAAAGTCATACCTCGTCACCCATTTGGGGAGTCAGCGTCCATAATCTCTACCTTAGATAGAGTTTCTAGATACTTGTCCCCAAACGGCGGAACTGTATTACCTGCACGCCTTTCGGCTTCCCATGAAAGCCAATAGACGTCCGACTGACGTTCTTCGTCTCTAAAACGCTTGTGAAAGCCAGTCTTAAAATTCTGTTCAAACGCATATTCGAGTGCAGGGGTTATATCAAATTCCGATACTTCCCCTGAAGCCTTTGACACTCTTAATTTAATCATTAATACCCCTTAGAATGTACCTGTTGTTGCAACGGCTACGGCACCGTTAACAGTCCATGTTACATCCTGAGTACCTAGATCGCCAACACCGCCGTTAATGTCGGTGGTGTTATTGATAAGGCAAGTCATTGTATAAAGTGGGTTTGTTGCTGAAACTGCGGTTCCTTTTTCCTGTAATAGAACTACGGTAACTGAAGTTCCCCAAGCGGCTTGCAATGTTGCAAGAACGTTGGCGGAAGCGGTGTCATTTAGAAATGAAATTGAAACGCTAGAGGTCTCAAGTCCTTTCACAAATTTTTCACCGGTATCGCCCATGGCGGTTACGGCTAGTTCATTAAATGAACGGTTAAGTGTGACGGCGGTCACATGATCTGAAAGATCGACGGAATTAACCTTTACGCCGACCTTATTATTTAGAAATACAGCCATTGGTTATTCCTCATCTTTCTTTGAGACTGGTTTTGGCTTCTCTGATTTAGTTACTTGCCCGACTTTTTCAAGCCAAGCCTTGTCCTCGGAAGGAACGTCATAAATATCGCTCATTGTTTAACTCCAACTTGTCATGATTGAGACGGACATATCACTTGTAAGCATTTCGCCGGCAACGTTTGAAAGTACAGTCGGTGCCGAGATATTGCCAACACTTATTTTCAATGTGGTTGAGGCGGCTAGTTTGTTAAACACGCCAACAACCATATCCTCAATGCCTTGCAGGTTCCCCTGATTATCTAGCATTGGAACTATCATTACTAACTTAAAATTAACTTTAGGTGCAACAGTTGAGTAAATATTGTTGCTTGGTTCAATGTACGGGTCATCCGGTTGCACAATTACGCTATTGGCAATGGGTGAGGCAGGTGGGTATGAAAACACCTGCCAAACCCCAGCGTTCTCCAACGCCGTCGCAAGGGTTGATCTGAGAGTTGTAACGGCAACTGTCATCAGCCAACCAAACCATTAGGTGAAAGGTGATTTGCTATCAAACCTCTGATTCTTGCGATTAGGGTGTTGCCCATTTTATAGGGCGACGGTTGAAAGTCTGGGGAAATTCCGCCAGAGGCTGTTTGTTGTCTGCTTTGCCAAATATCAACTGCAATCATAGCGGCGCCTTCACGAATTTCAGGAACTGTTGCGTAATCAGCGTTGGTTGCCGCAGAAATTGTACCGTAAGGTCTAACTACTCTTTTTGTTTCTGCTGCCTGATTGCTTATAGTAAATGAGATTGAATACTCTGTAATTTTTGTTACTGTTTTTGAACCGTTGTAATGTGCCGCAACATTTTCTACAACTACTGTCTCGCCAACCTGAATGTTATGTTTTTGATCTGTATAAAGTGTGCCTACCGTTGTTGTACACTCTCTCGCAATTACGTTGTAATCATTAAACCACAAATAGCCTTTGACAATATTTTCGGCAGCCTGACAGCACTCCTCAACTACTGAATCAGAATATAAACTTCCAATTCCTAATAAAACTCGAAGTTCTGCCTTGGTAACGTAGGTAGCCGGCAAAGTATTGTCCTTTCTTAAAGTAAAGGGGCAAAGGCTTCCAATGCCCCTTTACAGGTGATTCCTATTTAGGAAAGTTTATGCAACCATCCATCGGTAAGCGCCTGCGCCTACCTTGGTAGCAATTGCACCGTAACCATAGTATGCAACGTCAATTTGACCGCTTGCAATTACGTTGGTCTCGAGACGGTATTTGCTGGACTCGTACCATGTGTATGAATCAGGGTTAATAACGATCATTGTGTTATCGCCTGTTCCTGTACCGTCAGTCAATGCGGTTGATACACGAAGGTTCAAACCACCGATATTGCCTCGGATATTAGTAGGAGTCAAGTTACCGGAAGCATTTTGAGGATTGATTGTCTGAGTAAATACTGCTCTGTTTGAGCCATCTACTAAGCCCATCAATGCGCCCCATTGCTCAGGTGAAACAACAATGTTTTGAGCGAAGCCAAGAGTTCCCTTGTAAATAGAAACTGCGGCATCTGAAATGAAGTCTTGAATATTGGCAGCGGTAAGCGTACGGTTTCCACCATCTGTTCCACCAGCAATTAAAGCAGTACCAACTGCTACATCTGTTGCCTTTGCGTAAGCAAACTCCATTTGACGAACCAACTCTGCAAAGAACGCAGGTGATGACCTGTCCAATAATTCTGTGCTGAATATTTGGCGACCAGCGTACTTCTTGACATTTACGCTCAAGAAGGAAACATTTTGGTCAGTTTGTGATGGTGCTGCACCTTCAGCAGTTTCGGCAACTGTTGGAACCTGAGTTAACTTAGGAATTTCAAAAGTCATTCCTGCATCAGGTAGTGCGGCGGTTGAGATCGAATCAATAAATGGACGATCTGCGTTTGAAAGAGGATTGATTACCTCAGTTAGTTGACGAGTAGGAATTAAACCTGCGTTGTCAGTTGTATCGGCGGCGGCGGCAATGTACTGGCGTGCCTCATCGTCGTTTAGATACTTGGCTCGAAGTGTGTTCTCTAGGAATTTTTCCTTTGTGAACTCAAGACGAGGACGAGTGTAAATTGGTGCTGATACTGTTGGACGAGAGGCTTCAACCGCAGGGGTCTCTACTACCTCAGTCGCAACAGTTGTTTCAGTTGTGTTTTCCACAATTGCCTCATTTTCTGTTTTGGTTTCGGTTG